CGTTCAGCAGCGTCGCTCGAACACTCTGCACGTCCGTCTCGACCTGAGACGCCAAGGATTGAATGGCCCCGGCGATTGCCGCATCAGCGGCATTGATCGTGTAGTGGTTGTTCTGGAAATAGGTCGTCAGCTCGTTCTCAAGAGCGTCCCTGGTCGTCATCCCCCACTGGGTCAGCTCCTGCTGCACGACAGCATCCACCGTTCCCAGATCAGCCAGGATCTGATTGCGGTATTGGATCACGTCGTTCAGGTAGCCCAGCACAGAATCGTGCATCTGCCCGATTAGCGAAGAGCCAGATCCCACGATCTGGACAGCCTCATCGATGGCAGCCTGAGCGTTCCCCGGAAGGACGCCCACATTCAGTTTCGGGGAGCCAAGAACCGAAACATCCACCCGCCGAGGTTCAGCATCCACCTGAAGCGACGGCACGCCATTGAACCGGATCTCGACCTTCGTCGAGTGGTTCCCTTCAGCTTCAACGCGCAGGCTCTGGGAACCAGGAGCCAAGACAGCATCCAGCCGCGGGGAGATGTTCTCTACCCGGACCTCTTGGTTTCCCGAAATCACCCGCGCTACAGTTGTCATTGGTAGACCACCTTCAGAAGGTTCGTGGTGCTGTTGATCTGATCCCGGGCAATCCTCACCCGAAAGCCCATGGCACGATGGCTCTCCATCGCTTCGTTCCATTGCACGGTGACCTTGATCCGCCCTTGGGTCGGTGCCCCTTCGATTGCCATGGACAGATACGGCGCCAGTGCCGGATCTACCTCATAGCCGTCCACCGTGTAGCCGGTCAGGTCGAGAGGGCTTGTCAGCCCACCCGGCCATACGAAGGTGAATTCGAGGTCGCTTCCCCGGTTCACCTCGAAGGTGTCATTCGCGTTCAAGCTCATCTCATTTCCTCACAGGATGGCGCCGGTCCTGAGACCGATCATGAATTCAGTGACTCGCTCTCGGTCTTCTGCCGACAAAGCAGTTCCTCCACAAGTTCTAAGAAAAGCCAGAACTCTTCCTGCCGCGTTGGGAACCATGGCACCACCAACAGTGGATCCATATCGACCACCCAAAGCCAAAAACTCGCCGTGAGAGTTTGTCGAAAAAGTCCCTGCCGTGCTCGGTGTAATCAAGCTTCCTTCATGATAAGCTTCGAATGCGCTCAGTATAGTTCCACCACCTACGGGCTTATCGAACTGCAAAACCCCGCCCTCAGGAAAGGTGCCAAATTCCCCCGTGTAGGCATTAAAACGGCCTGTCCCACCGCCGCCTGTGTTGATCCGAACTTCAGACGAGGTTCTCTGGATCGTTTGAATCCTGTTTTCCGATGACGAAAACACATTGGGTCCGACATAGACAATCTGGTTAATACCACCCAGCACTGCCACCATCGAGTAGCCTGCGCTGCTTATCATCGGTCCCAGACGACCAAAAAACAGATTGCTTTGTGGGCGGAATACCGGGACTCCCGGTGCCCAAGACGTGTCCGTCAGCAGCTCCGGTGTAATCAAACACCCAAGCACAGGTGCTCCCATTCCAGGCTTTACACGAGCTTTCCAGCTCATTCCTGCTATGTTGATGTCCCTCGCCACAAACAGGAAATAAGGCACACTGAGATCAGGAATTGCTAGACCGTCTTCAGTTTGGTGCATCCCCACTCGCTGCAGGAAATAGCTCCGCAAACTGCGGGTCTCTTCTGTAGTCAAGCTGCGAGGGATTGCCAAGTATTCAGATACTTCCGTCCCCAAAAGCATGTTGGTTGCCCCAGAGAGCGACTGCTCAGACTGGATCGAAATGTTTCCGCGGGGGTTGACCCAACCCACCGTATAGGTCCCTGCAGGAGCATTCCATTGCAGGCTGTCGTTTCCGTCGTTCAGCGCGAAACGGAACGGCACATCCGGGACGAACTGGTTGGCGGTTTCCACAGCAGAGATTGTCCGCTCGAAGGGGCTAAGCACAAAGCCTCGCTCGATCTGTGCACCCCAAACCAACACCCCACTGGTGCCGTCACCAACATGCGTAGCAGCAGTACCTACCGCAGGGGCCATGGAAATCCTGATCGCGCCGACATTTGAAAGCTGCCAGACAGCCAGGGAAATTCTCCACCAATCATTGCCAACATTCTCGATGTTGTAAGCCCCTCCCCCAAGGTTTCCTGGAGATCCTTCAACCACACCCACAAAAGTCCCATTGATGAGATCAACGACCACCCCATAGGACGCGACCCCATTAGTCCATTTGCCTTGAAGCAGGATCGCCGTTCTTTCAGCGGCTTTCGCGTAGACGCTGATTACACATGGTTCTGGAACTGGAACAAAAGCGCTTACGTCTTCGATACTCCAACCCCGGTTGCTTGGAGGATTTCCAACCCCTTCGACGATCTTGTTTGCCGTGTTCGTGCCGTCAGGCGCAATTCCGGCATTCAACTGCACAGATGTAGCACTAGTCGCTGTCCAGTTCGCAGACCACGCATCGCCCGCAATGTTGAAAGCGATCGAGTTTCGGCACAAATTCCTGCGGCCGCCCCGAGAACTTTTGGCCAAGCGAGGCTGGCTCGCAGCAGTAGACTGCGTCGCATGACGAGAGTTCCCACTCCCATCATCGATGCGAGCCAAGGCATGCCCAAAGGCGCTTGCCTGAAGGGATCCGATGATGTCTCGCCAAAGCGTCAGCGGCTCATCCATTCGGAACCAAGCAGCCAAGCCCAGCGTCTCCGGGAAGGTTCCACCTACAGGTGGCCTTTGCCAGACAAGGCTGTTCCCGTAGTAGACCCGCGATACATCCGCGGTTCCTAGCTTCAGGTTAGAGAGTGCGCTCAATCCAATCCGCATACATCACACGATCACGTAGAAGGTGGTCGGGCTTTTGGTTCCGATGGCGTCATACTCCGCTTGGCTCAGGCTCACGATGTTGGTGATCTGATCCGCTCCGGTGATCCCAGAGACCTGGGACTGCACCAGCGGAGGCACATCCGTCAGGCCCCCAAAAGACGTCGTTCCAGCCGGTCCAGCAGGGCCTGTAGCTCCGGTAGCACCAGCAGGACCCTGAGGGCCTTGGATCCCTTGGGGACCTTGCGCACCAGTGGCTCCCGTAGCCCCTGTGGGGCCAGTAGGACCAGCCGGTCCCTGCACACCCTGCGGGCCTTGAGGCCCTTGCAGAGAAGCCAGCCATTGCGCCTGCGTGCCAGAGTAGCCACCAGCCACAGCAACCTGATACGCCGAAAGCCCTTGAGGCCCCTGTGCGCCAGCGGCGCCAGTGGGTCCTGCAGGACCGGTTGCGCCAGTCGCTCCCGTTGCACCGGGGTTGCCTTGAGGACCCTGAGGACCGGCAGCTCCTTGGGGACCTTGCGGCCCAACCAGAGAAGCGAGCCACTGAGCCTGCGTTCCCACAAAGCCGTTCTGGACAGCCACTTCATAGGCGGAGAGACCGTCTCCCCCTGCCCCACCAGAGCCAGAAGCCTGAAGGCTTGCCAACCATTCAGCTTGGGAACCAACGAACCCATTGGCCACCGCGACCTGATAAGCAGACAGGCCTGCGGGTCCTTGTGGTCCGGTGTTTCCTTGTGGTCCCTGCGGCCCAGCCTGACCTTGCGGTCCTTGGGGGCCTGTCGGCCCCACCGGCCCTACAGGTCCGGCCGGTCCTTGGATGAGAGGAATGCTTTCTGCCCATTCCCGCGCGGACTTAGTTTCAACACCACCGGGGGCGACACCCTCGGCCCAGTTCTGCGCAAGCTCTGCTGCGTTCTCAGCCGCGTTCACGGCAGCCCCTACAGTTGAGGCTACGTTGGAAAGGTCCGGCAGATTTGCCAGCCCATCGGCCACTGCATTCACATTCTCGATGTTGTCGGCAACGGTCTCGACCTTGTCAAAGGCAGATCCGACAAACTTCTCGACCAGCTCCGTCGAGCTTTGATTGGAAGACGGCCTCCGTCTCATACGAACCCCCGATCCTTCAGCTTGTCGCTGTCTGCAGCCAGGCTCAGGCCCAGCGTGTCATTTTCGATGATCTCCTGGCAGAGCAGCTCGTAGCGCTGAAAGTGTTCCAGAGCCTTGGCAGAGTGCTCCTGGCCGTTCATAGGATTCATGATCCTATACGCGACGTAGCACTCCAGAGCTTCCTGCATGATCGGAGGAATCTCGATCTCTTGCGTCAGGGGGTTGTTCAGTATCTTGGGGTGATACCCTTGGTAGATCACCGAGTAGCTGTTGCCGGTCACCGGCTGCGTGATCTGCAGCGTCGTCGGTTTTGGCCGGAACATGATGCAGCTCGGATCTGGATCGTCCAGAAGCATCTCCGATCCCTCTTCATCGAAGATCCCAAGGATCTTCACGATGTCTTCGTGGAACGGCTCATCAGCCGTGTCGGCGATGAACTTCTGGGTCACCACGGTCGGATCCTGATCCGCGTAGCGCCGTTTCAGCGGATACAAGGTCTGGTTGTCATAGGCCCGGATGATCACCTCTTTCTCGATCAACGAGAACCGGGTGAACAGGGCCACCAGACCCTTGTTAATCGCATCGATCACCAGAGCTTGGCTCTGGCCGGGAATGGTCCCAGATCCGCTACCACCCACAGACAGGTTGCGCAGCAAACCAAGAGACAGAGAGGTCATCAATTCGCCAAGCTGCATCGGTCTTCCTTCGCGGGTCAGACGATGTAGGAACCAAGGGAACCGACGTCGTCATCCTCTTCATCAATCTCCCACCGGCCATCCTTCTTCTTGGCCAGCGGTGCGTCTTCGGTTGGTTTCCACGCGGTCAGGTGCGGCAGCATCGAGATGGTATCGAGGCAGTCATCCTTGCCTTTCAGACCATTGATGGTGGCCAGAGCGATCTGCCCCATGAACTCGCCGACGATCTTCGTGGCCTTCATCTCTTCGGGGAAATAGATCTTCCCGGCTTTGAAGAACGGCACGACCATGTTGAACCGGCTGAGCTTGTTGGTGATCGGTCGGATCCCGGGTCTCCCCTTCTCCTGCGCGAAGTTGAACCAGATGTTCCGGGTCATCATTTCTTGCTGGAGCCAGTGGATAAAGGCGCCCTGCTGACCGGTGACTTCGATGCCAACCTGTTGGGGACGGTATTCGGACACCAGACGGAACAAGTCGTTCACGGTCTTGTCCATGGTCTGGCGTTCACAGACGCCGTCGACCCAGAACCAGTCACCATTCGCGTTGTAGGCCCAGACGGAGATCACAGAAAAGTCTGCGGTTTCTCGGTCGGATGTCGCGAAATCGGTGGTGATATAGAAGTTGAACCTACCTCGGTTCTTTAGCAGACTCTGGCGCGAATACCAGCGAATTTCACTGTCTTGGACCAGCCGTTCTTCCTCCGAACTAATCCGCAACATCAGCTCCTGATTGAAGGCTGCCAGCTTTCCAGACAGGGCCGAGACCCGATACTGCTCCGCGATGAAGTCATAGGTGAAGCGCTCTTCCCACGCGCCGCGGAACTCCTCCCGTGAACAGGGGAACCGCTCGCAGATCGGCCAGACGTTCACATCCCAAGCCCCGGATTCCACCGCCTCGTAGAGGATGTCGTCCTTGTTGAAAGGCGTGCCGTTGAACACGATCTTCCGCCGAGTGGGATCCAAGGCATAGTCCACACCCTTGTAGACCGTGTCCTTGATCGCCTGCATGGCGGCCTTGGACTTCGCATCGTCATCAGACAAGAGGTCATCGAGCACGCACAGCACCGGCCGCTTGCCGAAGATCTTCGTCCCCCGCAAACCGGTCTTGGCACCGAACATCTTGATGCCCAGTTTCTTGCCTTCGCGGTTCGTGAACTCAAGGTAGTTGTCGGTGAAATGCGCTTCCGGGATCCACTCTTTCAGGAACTCCGAATTGTGATACCGGAACTCGATGTTCTTCCGAGCCGACTTCACACCGTTGTCCATCGAGTCCGAGATGTAGATCATCCCGTCCACTTTTCCGAAGCCTTCGATCTCTCCGAACACCGCAAGGTAGAGCGCTAGATACTCGAACATTAGCGTGGTCTTGGCCAAGCCTCGGGAACACAGATTGGCAATCCGCTCCTTCTTCCCTTGGATCTTGTCGAGCATTTTCAGGTGAACCACAGGCGTCTTGTGGCTCTCGCCCTGCGCTCCATTCACCAGCTTGATGAAGTTCATGAAGTTCAGAGCGAAGGTCGAAGGCACATAGTTG